ATGGCAGATCAATTCGGGGGTGCTGGAGGTCATGGAGCAGCTCTGGGAGGGAGGCTCTGAGATCGCCGGGATTCCTGCCCGTGATGGCATCCAGGTGCCTCCTGTCCCCCATGACATCGACACCAACGAGGAGGCCAAGAAGGAGTGGCGCATTGAGGCAGCCAAGACCCACCTCCAGAACCTCTCACTGTTGGGCCAGCGGATCGGCTTCAACATGGCTCTGGGGCTGGCCCGTCGATACGAGAAGTTTCGCAAGCTGTTTTTCCCTTACCAGCTCGACTTCCGGGGTCGCATCTACGCGGTGCCCCACCTGAATCCTCAGGGAAGCGACTATCAGAAGGCCCTCCTGAGGTTTGCTCATGGCAAGCCCCTGGGTTCCGAGGGGTGGAAGTGGTTGGCTATCCATGGCGCCAACGTGGCAGGCTTCGACAAGGCCAGCTTTGAAGACCGTGTCAACTGGGTTCAGGACAACGAAGATGAAATACTTAGTATTGCGAGAGATCCATTTAACTCCAGAGGGTGGTGTTCAACAATCGGAGATGTTGAGATCGACAAACCCTGGCAGTTCCTTGCGTTTTGCTTCGAGTGGGCGGGTTTCACTGAGCATGGTGAGTCGTTCGTATCGAAATTGCCCGTGGCTATGGACGGTTCATGCTCTGGCATCCAGCACTTTTCGGCCATGCTCAGAGATGAAGTGGGAGGAGCCGCAGTCAACCTTGTGCCCCGAGAACTTCCCGCAGATGTCTACCAGCTAGTCGCCAACCAGGTCATCGAGCAGTCCAAGAGAGACATGGCAGAGGGAACTGAGGACGAGCTGAGGCACACCGATGAGGGAGTTGCCTACGTCAAGCAGGGCACCAAGACCATCGCGTCCCAGTGGAACGCCTTTGGGATCACCCGCAAGGTCACTAAGCGGTCCGTCATGACGCTGGCCTACGGTTCCAAGGAGTACGGTTTCAAGGAGCAGCTCATGGAGGACATCATCCGTCCCGCCAAGCAGTCCGGTAAGGAATTCCCCTTCCAGGGGGATGGCTACCAGGGTGCCCAGTACATGGCGAAGGCCATCTGGGTGGCGGTGAACCAGGTGCTCGTCAAGGCCGGTGAAGCCATGAAGTGGTTGCAACATGCGGCATCTCTGGCTGCCTCTGAGGAACTCCCTGTCCGCTGGACGACTCCTGTGGGATTCCCTGTGATGCAGGCCTACCCTGACCTGGAGAAGCGCAAGGTGAAGACCGCCATCAACGGCAAGCTGGTCTACCTGACGATGTACCAGGACAAGGACAATCTGGACCGCAGGGCTCAGTCTCAGGGGATCGCCCCCAACTATGTCCACTCCTGTGATGCAGCGCATATGATGCTGACCGTGGTGAGGGCCAAGCAGGCAGGCATCGATAGCTTTGCAATGATCCACGACTCTTTCGGGACCACGGCGGGGGATGTCGAGCAGCTCTACCATGTGGTGCGGGAGAGCTTTGTGGAGATGTACACCGAGGTGGAGGTGCTGGAGTCCTTCAAGGACGAGATCTGGCAGCAACTCGGTGAGAAGAACCGGGGGAAACTGGAAGCTCTCCCACAAAGAGGCACTCTGGGACTCTCTCAGGTGTTGGAATCGCGCTATTGCTTCGCTTAACACTTACCAAATGGAAACCATATCGCCTCGGCAACCCAACGCTGAGGCCTATGGTTGCACAATTGGAAAACTCAAGCCCCTCTAAAGGAAACCTATGTTTCAGATCGTTATGCCTGACGGCACCTTCCGTATTGCCAACTCTGTAGCAGAGCGCAACCAGATCATTGCAGAAATGAAAGAAGCCTACGCAGGCTACTTCAACAACTAACCTATGGAACTCGTTAACAGGGCGCAAGCCAAAGAGCGGGGACAGTCCTCGTACTACACTGGTAAGCCCTGTAAACATGGGCACATCGCCAAACGGTGGACACTAGACGGGACATGCTCCGAATGTAAGGCCCTCAGAAATAAAGACTGGTGGGACAACAACAAAGAGCGTGGACGAGAGCTTGTCTACAAGTGGCGCAACGACAACCTTGAGAAGCATCGAGAGATGACAAACAAGGCCGTCAAAGACTGGAACCAAAAAAATCCAGGAAAGCGGAACAGCTACACAGCTAATCGGAGAGCGAAAATCATAGACGCTACTCCTGCTTGGGCTGACACTTCCGCTATAAAAGACCTGTATGCCCGAGCATCTGAACAAGGGATGCAGGTTGATCACATCGTCCCTCTTAATAACCCAAATGTATGTGGATTACACACTGAAGCAAACCTCCAGTTGCTAAGCCCACTAGAAAACCGCATTAAGAGTAATTCATTCAAGGAAGAATATGTCGAAGCCTAAGGCTCAACGTTACACAACTCCAGCAGGTATTGCACAGTATCCATATCTGACAAAGCCAGATACTAAATTCAACAGTGATGGCGAGTACAAGATCTCTGTAGAGATCCCCGGAGCAGCAGCTCAGGACATCGTCACCTTTTTGGATGAGCAGTTCGCAGTCTCTGTGGCCAAGGCCAAGAAGGAAAACCCAGGCAAGAAGATCAAGGAAGGCGACGTACCCTACTCAGTCAATGACGACACGGGTGCTGTCACTGTCCGCTTCAAGCTGAAGGCCAAGGTCACCCCCAAGATGGGCGACCCCTTCGAGCAGCGCCCAGCTCTCTTTGATGCCAAGGGTAAGCCCATTGGTGCCGATGCCAAGATTGGTGGCGGCTCCAAGGTCAAGGTGGCCTACGAGTTGGTCCCCTACTACACCGCCATCGCTGGTGCAGGCATCTCGCTACGACTGAAGGCTGTCCAGGTCATTAACCTGGTCGAGTTCTCTGGTGGCGCAAGTTCCGAGGCTTATGGCTTCGGCCAGGAAGAGGGTTACGAGGCGGAAGATACCCCCGCTGCACAGAATGGCTTTGCTGAAGAAACGTCCGACGAGGACTTCTAAGACGCCTCTCTCAGTACATCAAGTGGGCCTAAAGTACGGCTTTAGGTCCGGCTTAGAAGAAGCGATTGCAGAAGACCTCACCTCTTGCGGGGTGGGGTTTTCTTATGAAGAGTTGGTTATTCGCTACGTAAAACCAGCAAAGCAGTCGCGATATACGCCAGATTTTGTACTTGAGAACGGCATCATCGTTGAGTCTAAGGGCAGATACCTGACTGAGGACCGTCAGAAGATGATACTTATAAAGCAGCAATACCCGCAGCTTGATATACGCTTCGTCTTCTCAAATTCAAAAACCAAGATCAGTAAGCGCAGTAAGACCACCTATGGCAACTGGGCGGACAAGTATGGGTTTCCATATGCGGACAGGCTGATCCCCAACGATTGGAAAAATGAACCCGCAGACAAAGCAAGGATGCTTGCTCTGCAGCAAATGTCAAATAGCGAAGCCTCCGGAAGAGTTCTCGTCCCACAAGACTAGGCCTAGTGGAAAACAGGCGTACTGTAAGGATTGCATGTCCGTTTATCAGAAACATGCAGGGTACGATACCCGCAAAAAGTATGCAATAAAACACCGCTATAACATTTCCACCGAACAACTCGAAAATTTAGTCGAACGAAGCGGTGGTCGCTGCGAAATATGTAGCACCACGCTTGAGTTTAATACTCAAGAACGGAACAAGTTATTTATGATCGATCATTGCCATACTTCTGGTCAAGTGCGTGGTTTACTATGCCACCCCTGCAACGCCGCCATAGGATTGTTTAAGGATTCGATCCCCAACATTGAAAATGCCGCAAGGTATTTAAAGAAGAATGGTATACAAAGCTAATACAAAGAAGCGAGAGAAGACTGACTTCATTGCTATCCACTGCAGTGCGACCGCCAACCAGAACTTTGGTGCGGCAGACATCGACAAGTGGCACCGTAAGCAGGGATGGACCTGCATTGGCTATCACTATGTGATCCGCCGTGACGGCACTGTCGAGCAGGGTCGAGATGAAGCTGTGGTCGGTGCCCATGTGGCCGACTGGAACTCAGTGTCACTTGGCATCTGCATGGTCGGGGGCGTGAGTGCTGACGATCACACCAAGGCTCAGAACAACTTCACCAAGGCACAGTTCGAGTCATTGAAGAAGCTCCTGGTGGATCTGAAGACCCGATACCCCAACGCAAAGGTTCAGGGGCACCGAGATTTCCCGAAAGTAGCTAAGGCCTGCCCATCGTTTGATGTGGCTGAGTGGCTGAAGGTTGCACAATTGGATAACTAAACCATTTTCAACTTGGAGTTTTATGAAAGTACTGGTTGCTTGTGAATACAGCGGAGCAGTCCGCGATGCGTTTATTGCCAAAGGCCATGAAGCTCTGAGTTGCGACCTTCTCCCGACAGACAGTCCCGGCCCTCATTACCAAGGTGATGTCATGGACATCATCAATGATGGATGGGACCTCATGGTCGCACACCCACCGTGTACCTACCTGTCGGTCTCTGGAATGCACTGAACAACCCGTGGCCTGCGAGACCCGCAGCTCACTGAGGATGCCCTCGACTTCGTTCGTCTGCTGCTCAATGCGCCAATCGAACGGATCGCACTGGAGAACCCAGTGAGTGTCATCTCCAGCAGGATCAGGAAGCCTGACCAGATCATCACGCCCTATATGTTTGGCCATGATGCCAGCAAGAAGACGTGCCTGTGGCTCAAGGGCCTGGCCCCTCTGAAGCCCACCGAGATGGTGGCCCCACGGATTGTCGATGGGAAGAAGCGATGGGGAAACCAGACTGACTCAGGTCAGAACAAGCTGGCTCCCTCAGCAGATCGTTGGAAGATCCGAAGTGAAACCTACAAAGGTATAGCCGAAGCAATGGCCTCCCAGTGGGGCATTTAACCGAAAGATTTATGCAAAAGGACGAAAGTACATTTCTGAGACACATTCCCTGTGAGAACTGCGGCTCGTCCGATGGCAACTCTTTGTACTCGGACAATCACCAGTTCTGCTTTGCCTGCAACACACACGTCAAGGGTGACGGTACATGCACGGACGCACCAGTTCAGACCGAAAAGAAGGAACGAGGATTGATCTCTGGGTCATACCAAGACCTGATCAAGAGAGGTATCCGCGAGGACACCTGCAGGAAATTTGGCTACCAGGTTGGAGAGTACCAAGGGCGCACTGCCCAGATTGCCCCGTACTACGATGCGAGT